GCTCAGCAGCTTGGCCACAGTGTCCAAATGTTGCTGACGACGTATGCGCGTTGGCTCAACTCAAGCTCAGACTGGGCGGAGCTGGAAAAGCTCCAGATTGGTATCAAATCGGTATCAGGCAAAAAAAGACCAGCTCTAACCCATTGATAGGTAAGGTAATTGATCTCCACAGCTAACATCACCATGCAGTTTTGAATGGGGTTTTCTGAGGGTTACAGACAGCATTTACAGGGGGTTCATGCCTCATCAACCCCCACCTTTTCGCACCACTGGCCCAAAAATTGGCCCAAGTCTCCGGCGTCCTGCCGACCGCACACATCCCCTCAAGCCAGATCACGCACTGCTACGCTTTCCCCCATCCACGGAGGAAATCCCATGCCACATTCAGACCTACTCCCTTCCCTGCTATTCAAGATCAACGAAAACCAATTGGCTCTTGAGGCTGCCATCCTTGAACTGTGCATCTGGGTCGAGCAGCAAGGCGCCGCCGAAGTCGCGGACAACGTTCGCGGCGCCTTGGACACCATCGACAAAAACGAAGAGTTCATCAAGCTGACGCTTGCCGTTCTGATGACGCCGGAATGATCACGCCTCCCTGCAAACCATGATTGCAATCGACGGCCGTTGATCTATTACGAGGCCATTCAGGCGGGGCGGTTTGAGATGCTTGAGGCAGCATAAGGTGAGGTTCGCATCTTGAGGCAACCAGCATGGCTTGCCACTGCCGGTCATATCATAGATGTGCTGTAGTCCCTCCGGCATGCATTTCGAGGTTGAGCGAATCAGGCAGGGCAAGTAGCATATTGCTATTATCAATCGATGGTCGGGCAAGGAAAGCAATTCATGAAAGTCACATTTAGAGGCTGGGAGCGTGAAGTCCACGCTCACAATCACGCCCTCAAACCGGTGAAGCGCACATCGCAGGGGTTTGTTGAAGGTAAGAAAGGCCCGCTCTCATGGCACGATGGTCTCAGCGCGTACGGTAAAATCGAAGGTGTGTCTCTTACCGGCTCGTTTTTGGCAGAGTTCGAATTTGACCAAGCTGAGCTGAGAAGCTGGCTGCTGAAATTTGCAGAGTCGAATCCTGCCGAGGCTTTGCGGTTGATGTCTGAGGCTCAGGCCGAAGCAATTATCGCTCTGAATTCTAAAGTTGCAGAAGAAGCCTAAAAGCCGAGCTCCCCCTAGAGTAACTAAGCCAGGGAGTGCCCCATTCCTCAAGAGCTCCTCGACATTCGCCGATACCTTGATCGATTCCTCGTCGTCGGCGTGGATGAGTTCTGCTGGATGGCAGCGCACTAATTAGAAGGGGTCAATAGTGACTACGTCGCTACAAAAATCATCTCCGAATAATCGTCTTGACGCCATCGTGGAGGGCCTCCTTCATGCTAGCGATATAGCGATCGAGCAAGCCGACTTGCCCCTGAGCCGAATGCCTGAGTATTTCATGGCCGTTCATGTGGCGCAGCATGTAGCCAAGTCCTTTGCAAACTTCGGTTATCGCTTGGAGGCTTCAGTAAAAGAAACCTTGACTGACGCCGGGGTCGATGACGACGAAATCGACGACCTGATGGAAAATGATGATCTACGTGGCAACGGCCGATTTGACTTGGTGCTTCGAACTGGCAAGAGAGGCACGCCGGCGCACGTGCTGGAATTCAAGAGGGGGTCGCGTAGCGCTCATCTTTTGAAGGATCTGATCCGTCTTGCCTATGTAACTAGAACCGTACATGCGGGCGCCCGATTGGAAACTAACTATCTGGTGTTCACGACGAAAAAGTCCGAAGAGCGGCTGCTCACGATGTTACAAGAGCAGGAGGCCGAGCGCAGACGCAATCACCCAAGAGCGCGCAGTCAAGTGGCGTACTCCCTGAAGAGATACCACCCAATCCGGCACTGGGCGAAGGATGATAGCAATCGAAATCCTCTGCATATGGCGGTTGCCGTGTTTGAGGTCAGATATAAAAGCTGAAAGCGGAGCGTGCAGGCGGCGCACGCACGCAATCGGGGATTGCCAAACGTGATCAAGCCGTCGGCGTCATGCTAATTTCCCCCGAGTGAAATGTAGGCTTGCTCGCAGATCACTCCACGGGCATGGCTTTTATCAGCATATTCTGCCAGTTCGCTCGCTCGCTGGTCAGCGCGCTTGAGCACTTCGGCAAGCACCATTGCGGCGCGGGTAGCTGCCTGGCTTGCTGCGGCAGTGCAGGAATTGCTGCTGCTTTGACTGGTTGCGAGGCGAGCGGCAAGGCTGTCGGCTGCCCCGCGCACGCCGTCAGCAGCAGCGCGAGCGGCATTAGCATCAGCAACCGCTTGATCAATGACCTGTTGTCCATCCTGAATCACCTTGTTGATTGACTGTTGCCGGGCTTGTTCTTTTGCGCGCTCGGTGATTTCGTTCGCCAGCTTCGCGCCGGCGTCCCGCGTGTCGCGGTCTTCCCACTTAAACTGCCACTCGGCATCCTTCACCGACAGACCGTGGGAGTAGGCGCCGAACAGTGCGCCGGCGGCGAGAGCGATCAGCAGCAGGATCGCCGCGGCTTTCATGTAGGCCGTCATGCCGCCCCCAAGAACATTGCCCGCTCGGCCGCCCGACGCTTGGTCAGGCCCGCCAGCACCTGGCCGCCCGCCTTGTTCCACCGCGGGAACTGCTCGGCAGCGCCTGCATAGTCGCCAGCATTCAGCAGCTTCAACAAAGTGGACGAGCCAAGGTTTGCCGCGCCCAGGTTGTAGACGAAGCTCATCAGGGCGTCCCACTGATTTTGGTTCAGCGGAACCTTGGCCAGCTTGTCGAGCTCAGGCTCGAAGCGAGCAATGTCATTCATCAGCATTCGCTCGGCCTGCTCGTTCGTGATGGTCATGCCGGGGCCGATGCCGCGAGTGGCGCCATAGCCGATGGTCCAGGCGCCGACCGAGTCTTGGTAGGACTTGAGGCGCAGCCCTTCGAAGGACTTGATCAGGCTGATGCCTTTGGGTGAAGTGCGCATACTTTTCTCCAGGCGAAAAGAAGCCCGCACTTGGCGGGCTTTACTGTGGGAGCGAGGTGGTGGGCAAACGGCTCTATTTCAGCCTACTTAAGCGCGAAAGCCCCGGATTAGAAGGCTCGCATGGTGGTGGACTCTGTAGGAGCGAAGCCCCTACATTTGAGGGAAAAAAAATTAGAAAAATTAGCATGCCTCTCAATTTCTCGTTTTCCTACGCGGCTGGATAGCCGAAATTTGTAGTCGATAGCTGGGGTGATTCATTGCGGCGGCGTTGATATCATTCTGCCCACGTTCTCCATGTATTAAGGGATGCGGGAGAAAATAGAAGCCCCGGCGATTGCGAACCGCCGGGGTTTTGCTTTTTTATTGCCGCTGGTAGGATTGGGGCAAGTTCTCGATATGCCCCCATCTGAGAAAATAGAAGCCCCTGGAATGGCCAACATGCAGGGGCTTCGTCTTTTCAGTCTCCAGACGAAAAAAAGCCCGCTCGTGGCGGGCTAGATACCGGAATTTGTAGTCGTACTACCGGCCTACGAAATGATTTCACTGCGCACAGGGCGTACGCGGAGCGGGCTGCTCTTGACGTGATTGCTCTGGTCGCCGGCGCCCATGTAGATGCCGAATGCGTCATAGGCAGAGCGCTGAGTACTCGACCAGTACACGCTTTCCTGAAAAGCCTCGACGCCGCCATCGCGGAACGCCTCGTGCGAGGCCTGTACGGGATCGCCCTCACGGTACAGGCGCCCTACCGGCTCGCTGCTTGGATTTTCACCGCTGCGGCCCTGCTCCCAGTTGTATTCGGTGGTTGGCTTGAAGTGGCGATATTGCAACTCCTGGACGTCGCGCGCAGGAATCGCCCAGTCGTTGAAACCGCCGATCGCTAGGGCCAGCACTTTCTCAGCGATGTCGCTGCCGACGGCTGCCATGGCCTGGGTATTCGCCAGGCTGTCAGTGAAGCTCTCAGCCCCGGCAATCTTGGTGCCGTAATTACCCCATGGGCCGGTCAGCTCATGCTCGGCGCCGGCAGTAATGTGCAGCCGGCGCACACCGGTCTCGATGTCACAGGTGATGCCCGTCACGAAGCCGCCGCCATAGGCCTGGCCGAGCGCGGGAAGGTTTGCAGTGCTCAGGGTCATTTCACTTTCCTTGGGTCGAAAAAAACCCGCTCAAGCGGGCTGGGTATGGTTGAGCAAATGACGCGGTCCTTTTGCCAGGCCGCGCCCGCCTACATGGCAACCCAACCGGTGTTACCGGATGCGTTGGATTTTC